GAGGTGTACCATTCATACGCTCGCTCTAGAGCTTGTAAGTTTAGTGCATCTTGTTCCGAGTGTGGGTCATCAATGATCAAGAGATCCGCACCACGGCCCGTGATTGCTGAGCCAACACCTGCAGCATAGTATTCACCACCTTGTGCAGTCTCCCACTTACCTGCAGCTTGTGAGTCTTCTCTAAGTTTTGTTTTGAATACATCCTGGTATTCTTGTGAGTCGATTAATGTTTTTGCTTTACGACCAAACCTGACTGCAAGTTCTGTGGTGTGTGTCGTTTGTATAATTTTTAATTTTGGCTTTTGACCAATCATCCATGCAGGTAGAAGATAAGATGCAAACTCAGACTTTGTGTGTCTAGGTGGCATATTAATAATTAAACGCTTGATCTCGCCTTTTGCTAACTTGTTAAATTTATCTGCAATCTTTTTGTGGTGAGAGCCCTCCACGAAATCAGGCCACACGTGTTTCACAAAAGATAAAAAATCCACATTAATTTTTTCTATCTTCTTTTTTTCTGCATGCCGTAGATACATTTTCATGAAATCTTTTTTGACATCAGGTGGCAGCTTTTTTATTTTTTCTAGATCTACTTTCATTTCGAAAAATTTTTCCGCAAAATTTTTTAGGTTTTGTTTTTAATTGATAATGATTTTACCAGCTATGAATGTGTAAATCCAGCAATATATGTGCTGTATGTGGGACCCCTTTGCATGCACCCCCCTTTACTAAAAATAAATTATAGTAAAAACCAAAATGGTTTGGGACCCCTGGGCCTTGACCCAGGGTTCACGCTCTAGTCTATTAAAATAAAATAAGCTTCTGGATTAAGCCTAGAAAATTTAGAGATCTTTTTCTGCATGGTGTCGTAGTCTTCTTTTGCTTCAGCAGTTTTAATCTCATCATGTAACTTTGCCTGCTCGTCTGTTAACTGAGCTGACTCACCAGAAAATGGATTAGTTCTTATTGGCATATTTACAAATCCTCACACCAAAGTTGCGCCACACATAAACCCATACAAAAGAAAAAACCTACTGCACAGATGATTGCGACTGGGTTTGGTATAATGTTGAGTGCCCCTAGAAATACTGTTGCACCCATACAAAAAAAGAAAAATAATGTTTTAAATATAAACCACATATTAGTTATATCCTTTCGTTAAATAAATTTATATAACACTTGACAAACAATGTCAATAGGATTATATAGGATATATTCATTTCTTTCATGAGTGAATATATCCTTAGGGGCTGGTATTTCTTACAAGGTTGACCAGCCCCGCTTGGATGCAGTGGTCTATTACAAGCGCAATTGGTATTACTGTAATGGACCGCTGGATCCAGGCCCTGGTTAGTATAATACTTAAAGTGTCGACCATCAGACCAGGGCCTGGATCCAAGGTCCAAGCTTCAAGCACCAAGCCTCAAGCTTGACAGCTATAGTATAGGATGATATAGGATACAGTAGAAAGGATTAAATAAAATGAAACAATATAATGTAAATAAAATACATTCAGATTTAAATAATCTTGATATGTATTTACAAGAACATTTTAGAAGAGTGTCTTATGATGATGACGCAGATGTAAACGCTTGTATCAAAGATATGAAATATGTATCTAAAAGATTAAAAAAATTAGATCGTATTGAAAAAACAGAAAGGAATATTTATGGACAATGAAAATTTAAAAAGAATAGCGGATGCGATCGAAGAGATTCTACGCTTAGTTAAAAAAGATATGGAACGGTATGCCAAAAAGAAGGATTAAAAAAAATGATTTAACCGCGTGGTTCCTCCAGGACCACGCGACGCTGCCGGCCTCTTATGTAAAGAGCTGCAAAAAGTTTTTTAAAGAAATAAGCAGCAAGCAGCAAGCGACAAGCAACAAGCCGGTTGACAAACAATCTTAATTATAGGATAATATAGGATATGAACTATAAAGATATAACGGGCTCACTTTCCAAGCCTTCAAAGATGCCGGGTCACGCCTATGGCCTGCCGGCTAAGGAATGTAAAACGGGATCTAAACTTGCTAAAGTAGAAGGCAGCACCTGCCATGGTTGTTATGCTCTAAAAGGGTGTTATGTTTTCAAAGTGGTTCAAGCAGCTCAATACAAGCGACTCGAGTCAATTAAACATCCGCGCTGGGTCGAGGCCATGGCCTCACAGATCAGCGCCAAGCGTAACAAGTTTTTTAGATGGCACGATTCAGGGGACGTCCAGGACGTGGAGCACTTGTCTAAAATTTTTGCAGTATGCAGGATGACACCGGACACCGCGCATTGGATGCCGACCCGTGAAGCATGGGTCAAGAAATATTTAAACCTGGCCCCTGCTAATTTGGTGATCAGGTTTTCTGCTACGATGGTAGACCAGGACGCGCCGGCAAGCTGGCCGAATACGTCTACGGTTGTAACTAAAAGCGCCGCGGCTACCTGCCCGGCACCTTCTCAGGGTAACGCGTGTAAAGACTGCCGCGCATGTTGGGACAAGTCAATTAAAAATGTGGCATACGCAGCTCATTAATGTGGCACGCTGACAAATATGTTCCAGCCTTTTTAGTTCTATGGTTTATGGTTTATATACTGGTATCAATATTTGGATAGCCTCAAGCTCCAAGTTCCGCGAGCCACGATCCGCAAGCATCAAGCCCCAAGCAGCAAGCATCAAGCTCCAAGCCGCAAGCAGCAAGCGCCTCAATCTGTTGTCCTTCATAAAGTTTCACGGTTCCAGGACCGAGGCTCTTGGCTATGATAAACGTATTCAACGGATGTTTCACATGGAACGCAATTTGATGTGGTGAGAAGCGTAGTTTGTTATTGGTTGTCACTTTCATCTCAACAGTAAAAAAGAAATGATTTTTGTTGTAACACAACAAGTCTGGCACGCCTGGAATGCTTATATTTTCTATTCTTGTGAGGTGAAATTTAGTCCAAGATTTTTTTATTTCTGAATAAAATTTACTCTCTGGACCAGGCATTTTTTAGAGAACATTGTTTG